GTCCGTGGCGATTTTCGAATGGTTGAGCCGGAGCACGCGCCGGTTCCGCTTTCCATAAGCGGAGCTAGCAACGAGCTCAATAAGTCCGTCCGCACTCTTGTAAGAGGACTCATTCTTACCCGTAGAAACACGGGGAAGAGGAGTCGTTACAGCGGAGATGGTAACGGACTGCGGGTCTGTGAATGCCATAGGCACACTCCTTGTTATCAGCCGCTTGACTTTCGTCAAGCAACTGGCGTTTTACGCTAGTGCTATAACTAACTTCAGCGCCTGGATAAACCAAGCGCTGCAGCTATGGAGAGCTGATACGGTGACAAGCCGGACCAGCTCAAACCAAATCCAAAGGGATTTGCCCCACGCCTTTGCTTAGTCTCAGTGACATAAGTAAGAGGTGAGGGTGTGTCGGGTACCCCCTTGAGGGGGGGTGCTCCAACCCACCGGTAGGTTACTTTATTAATGGAATGTTCCATTATATAACCATACCGCATAACCAGACCCTGATCGGCGGCGTCGGAAACGTTCGAAAGAACGTCTCCGATATTACCAAACCAATCAACGGCCCAGCTCCATGGTGCCAATTCCCACAACAGAGAAGGCGAAAGGTCGAGGCCAGATATTTCATTGGCCAAGAGCGCAAGCCTATCTAATTCCTTCCGGCTGTCATATCCGGTTGGAAGAAAATATGTGAATGCACCTGAAAACCAGGTTCGTCTCCATGTTTCTGTCGTGGTAACTAAGGTACCAGTATACCAGGAATCGGAAAACATAGAATCCGGATAACTCGCCATCCAAGGCGAGCGATTCAGAGTCTTAGTCTCCGTCCTGCTATATTCTATCGGAAATTCATATTTGCGGCGTACTACCCGACCGGCGTCACGCTCATATTGCTGAATAAGCTTATGAGCTTTACCGACGGCGCGAACGAATTTCTTAACGTCGTTCGCTAAGGGTTTCCACCCAAATTGAATATTCAGGTACTCATCTCCAGCATTCTTGCTGGTCAGAGCACGAGACTTCCAGGTTCTTGAACCTATGAGGGACGGCAAGCCGTCCTTCTTCAGTTCTCCCAGGAAGGCTCCCAGATTAGCGGCTG